ACGCATCCAACCGAGGTGGTTTTACGTGATAGCTTGCACGAGACGTAGTTTTAATCAACGTCCATGATCATATGGCCGATCTGGGCGCCAGCGACCGCGCCAGTCGGACCGAAGAACGCTCCGGCCATTCCGCCGAGCATCCCTCCGATGTGTTTCGTGAACTGTTCTGAGGCCCAGTTCATCATTTTCTTCTCCACTACCTCAGCTCCACCTTTGACTATGGGCTCCATCTTAGCTCGCACTTTGCTGACAAGGTCAGTCAAAGCGGGGTTAGATGGTGAAGCTCTAGCTGTGGTGCCGTAATAAGAATTGTTGAGTTGCTCGTACTCGATGTTTGCTCGAATGCGTACAACCAAACAGTTCTTAGAAGCTTCCGCTCCAGTAATGGTTATGGTAACGCCTGAATGGCGCAGGTCAGATGACCCCGCGTTGGTGTTTGGACTATCAAAGCTGAAGGCATCTGCGCCTTGAGGGCGAGAGATGAAAGCAACTTTGTCACCCACCAAATTTGAAAAGTGAACGTTGGGGTAAGTGGTGGAGGGCGTGACGTATGTCCCAGAGACGCCACGTTGAGTGATAGTCTCAGCGACCACAAAATAACCTTGATTGGTCATTGTGGCAACGATTGGAATGACTTCGACGCCCCAATTCACCACTCGATACTGTCCAACGTTATTAGTAAAGTAGGTGGTTAAGTTTGCATCAACAGCGGTCCAGGTTCCGGAGCTAGTAGCAGTTGTGCCACTAACTGAGGATCCAAGGATACCATAAGGAAACGTAGGCATGATAGTAATAGCACCAGACCCAGCGGCATCAGACGCGAACGTATAGAACGCGTCAACATGCAGCGGTAAAGTTGGTGCCGACGAAGTGTCAGGCCACCGAGTTCCAATTGATCCGACACAGAATGGATCTGTGAGGGAACAAATGGCTCGGGTGACTTGCATAGCTTGCGGATTACCCATGCCCATAGATGTTTTACGTGCTCCCGCACGTCGCATAGTTTTAGGCCTTTTCGGGCCAGACGAAGACTTTCTAGCATTGTGGTTTTTCTTTTGCTTGGTCTTGTTTCTCGCCATTCTTGCCCTTGTTTTGCGTCGCCCACCCTGAACGCTCAAGAGCACTGACCCAATGGTCAACGTCGGGGTGATGTCGCATCTCAAAGAACCATTGCTGGAATTGTTCACAGCAATGTTTCCAATCACCTTTTTGATTTAAGAGATTGAAGAACATCTTCCCCGGTTTGGCGGGCCACGCCACACCATCGATGAACGTGTGCGAACAAAACTCGAAATCGGTCTCGACATTGCGATAGAATTTAATTCGAATTCCAAGCTGTTCATACTTCTGCACAGCGTCATCAACGGTAGACTCAAGTGAGTCATCTCCCATCGCGACAACCCAGTCGGCACCAATTGCACGCCCGAGCATCACTCGGATGAAAGAATTGGTGGCGCTGGTGACATACCTGCCGGACTTCATGATTCCGGGGGTCTCTTGAGCATACATGCGCCCATCACTGAGCGCGAATACGCTTCTAGTGAGGACGTGGTGCATGTTGTAGACCGCATTGGTCAAGCTTTGAGAGGCTCCACCTTCAATTAAGTCAACGCGTCGGGTGGCGTCGTGGATGAACATTTCTTCTGATAGACAGAAATCAAAGCCGGACACATCCGCTTCTGACACCCCATGGGTGAGATGCGGGACGACTTCGTCCCAAATCTTCCTGATTTGGGAGTCCTCCGCGAGACCTAGTCCCGGTTTGGATGGGATTTGGTCCCAGTGGGCTATCTCCTTTAAATTTTGAGTGCTACAGATGAGCATCTCAGCAATCACCATGTGGATGGGTACCATGGCGATCAACCGGACCTTCCCGGTGGAGATCTTGGTTTTGTCGTGGGGTTCGTTCTTGACGAACACTCTTATGGGGGAGGCAGCCCCCAACTTACACAACTCTACCGGGTCCTGCGGAAGCGCTCCAACTTGGGTATTACCCCAAAGGTCTAACGTTTCCATAACTGCTTGGACGAGCAGGACTGAAAAGCGGTCGATGATACCACCTTTAGTCGACGCCAGGCCCACCCACGGGTGGCCTGGCCCGGAATCCCGTTTCATTGCGGGGAAACACGCACGCACCATCTCCTCCGTAACCGCCACACGATGACCCTCGAACCCAGGTGGGTTCGGGGTCATCGGGTAGTCGTTCGTCGCCGCCAAGCGGCCTTCGCTGAGGCCATTTGTGCTGCGACGTCCGGGCGGGATAAACCGTCCGGCTTGGAGTTTGAGGGAGTGGAACTCGGCGTCGGCGCCTCTTGGAGGGAGGCTGAACTCGAGGGCTTCCTGGACTGGGTCCGAGGAGGCTGGGTCGAGCTCCCGTCCGACTCTTCTTCGTCGCTCGCGCTGGATTGTGATACTTTCCTTTGCGAACGCGGTTGATTGAATCGCACGTGTTTTGCCGACGTACTTGAGGCCGACACCATCACAGACTGACTCACCGGTTTCCCAGGTGTAGTCCGAGATTTCTCTGAGGACGCTCCTTTTATATCGTCAGATTCAAATTTCTTTAAAGCTTTCTTCGATACCTTGGAGCCCGACTGCTTATTATAGTAGTCGCGGATCTCTTGTTGAGTTGAAGTGCCTGCATTGAGGCGTTCCAATTTCTCTTCGAGTTCGTCCTGGTCCATGAGGGCGGCACCATAACGATGTTCATTGATGTCGGACCAAATGTCGTCTGCCAAAGAAGCGTATTCGGATTTTTCCGAACGAAGTGTCTTCTCGAGGCCGACGAGACGGTCTAGCATCTGTTCTCTCTCATAATCACGGTCGTACGTGTCATCCTTGAAATAAGTCTCGTTAACTTTCTTTGTGTTCGAGGACATAGCCTCGCCAAGGTAGACTGGTAAGTACCGAATTGATGTTGCGACATTCACCGTTGCGTTGTCGTTTGACCCAGTATGGAGACCAACTATGCGTCCATTTTGGATGATAGCTGCTCCACTCGTTCCCTTCTTTGTCCAACAATTGTGGTACAAAATGCCCGTGGCACTGGGGTCCCGATGGAGGGATCCGAATGACACGCTTGGGATGCCGAGATTGTCGTTTCCAAAGACCGCTGCGGGGCCCGCAATTGGGACCCCGAGGGGGGCGACTTTGGTTCCAATGGAACCAAATACGCTTGGTCCGACCTCTAGCGCGAAAAGGTCTGAAGCCAACGGAAACTTGCCCGTGGGCTTGAGATCCTTCAACTGGATCTTCGTTGTCCTACCTTGAAGGTACAGGACTGGACACGAGACCATGATGTCGTACTCATGTCTCGTGACTAACAACACGTTTGACCGAACTCGAACTCCAAACCCAATTGGGCGATCCTCAGTGACCACCGCGACTTGCCATGACGGCATTTCGGATGGATGAGGAGATGAGGAAGTTGGCAAGGCGGCCTCCTTCCCCCCGGTTTCGTTTGGGAGGAGGGACACCGTCTTGTTGATTCCCTGGAGCTTTAGCATGGTGTCCATGCTAATTCGGATAACGATTTCTTTCCCCCCGATCATCTCCACCACAAATGGTCCCTTAGCGTCGTACTTGATGTTGCTTGACAACACCATCTCCAACGGTGGGGGATTGGCTTCAACAACCCTCGCTAGGTTTTTACCTAAAGCGACGGTTTCGAACGCGGGTGTGGTGGCGATCTCATATGCCGTAGATGTTTTTACTCGCTCGGTAAGGTTAAGAGACTCTGAGATAGAACCAAACTTAACTCGAACCAAGTCATAGAAGCGGACAGTGATGGACACACCCATGATGACAACGAATTTCGCTGCCAACAAAATGAGTATCCAGGTGGCGGCAAAACCGACAGCGGAAGCCATAACAGCAACCGAGGGTGTCGGGAGTGTAGCCACAAAGCGCCAGGCCTGCTCACGAAAGTCCGCGCGAGCGCAAAGGTCGTGAACCGTTTGCATCGCGCTCTCGCGAGCCCTGTCGTACGACTCGTATACACAAGTCCAGAGGACGTGTTGTACGTGTTGAGCGACAAGAGCCGGCTGGCTGAGAGGCCAAGTGAGGGCGCTGCAAAGGGCAGGGCACCCAAGTCTAATATCACTGCAGCTTCCGCCAAGTCCGTCACACACCGCATAGCAATTCCGAAGGATTGGTCCCTCTTCAGGGAGTCGAACTCCGCAAAAAGCGTGAGGTCCGACCTGGGATTGTATGAGGCTGCTGACGTAGGAGGCGACATACTCTCCAACCGCTGGACCAAGATTGATACAGTCCGACGCGTTGTAGATGTCAAACTTTGGTCTGACTCGCTCTCCATCGACATGTGAGTTCCAGGGTAAACCCTTTGGGATTTGCCCTGAAAGATCGAACAGGTTGGGAAAAT